CCATGACCGACCAAAACGCCACCGAACGCTACGGCGGTGCCCTGCTTATTCCCGAGATCACCGACGACGCGCCGATGATCGAAACTGCAACCGCCGCCCGCGCCTTGGCTGAACCGGGCCTTACCAAAGACGCCGCCGCCGCACTCTGGCACAACCTTCTCGCCTCTGGCCTGATCCACCCGCGCGGGCGCAAGCGCACCGGACGCCGGGCCTACAGCTTCGACGCCGGGGCCGTTGTCGTCGCCGCCGTGATGTATCGACTGAGCGAAGCCGGTATCGTCAATGCGGACATGCGGCACGCCGTCTCGCTGGCGCTCAATACGTGGCGCGGCGAAGATATCGGCATCACCGAAGACGACTTCGCCACTGGCAACACCGCGCGCGACGTTCCGCGCAGCCCCGCAATGTGGGCACTGGTCGAATATTTGAACGGCACCCGGAACCTGTCGTTTCAGGTTCGCACGCTACGCTGCACGAAAAGCGGCGGCGTGGCTTATGCGTGCCGCGTTTGCGATGCCGAAGGGCACGGGTCGAACTTCCCGGCCCAGCCCGAGTCCTATTCGGTGCGGTCGGTAATCTTGATCGGTCTCGATGACCCGCTGGCCCACATCACCCGCGCCAAGCATACCCACGAAACGACTCCGGGGGCGGTGAACTGACCATGCGCCTGCCCGCCGCCTTCAACCGCCTGCTGGGTCGCACCGCGCCGCCCCTGCACGTTCGCCGTTTCGACGGGGCGGCGGGCGGGCGGCGCGGTTGGGGGCAGGGCACCTTCGGGCGCATCGGCACCGAAACCATGGCAGCCGGGCCGACCCTGCGCGCCCGTGCGCGGTATCTGGCGAATAACAACCCGTGGATAAGTCAGGCGGTCGGCAATTGGGTTGGCGCACTGGTCGGCGCGGGAATCGAGCCGACCGGCGAACCCGATGCCGTCGCGGTCTATAATGCGTGGGCCGATCAGGCCGACGCTGACGGGCGCACCGATTTTCGCGGGATGCAAGCCGACGTGGCGCGGGCGCTGGTGGCCGATGGCGAAGCGTTTTGCCAGCTACTCGACTCGCCGGAAGGCCCCCGCCTGCGCCTGATCCCGGCTGAACTGATTGACGAGTCGATGACCGTTGATCTGGGCGGCGGGCGCTTCATCGTCAGCGGAGTCGAGTTCGACGCCGACGGCACCCGCGCAGCCTACCACGTCTTGCCTGCCCGCCCTACCGATGTGTTCGCCACCAGTGCCCAGCCCGTGCGCATCCCGGCGAACGAGATTCTGCATATCTTCAAGCCCCTTGGGCCGGGACAGGTGCGCGGCGTCAGTTGGCTTGCGCCCGTGATCCTGCCCGCTGGCGAGTTCGATCAGTTGATCGACGCACTGCTGGTCGGGGCAAAAACCGCTGCCATGTTTGCCGGTTTCGTCATCAACCAGAACGCCGTCGGCGGCGAAGACCCGTTCGACGGGGAAGCCCAGCCCAGCCTTGAACCGGGCACCCTGCAACGCCTAGCCGGGGGCTGGGATATCAAGTTCGCCACCCCACAACAGGCCGCCGAAGTGGGGCCGTTCATCCGGCTGAATCTGCAAATGCTGGCCGCCGGGCTGGGCTTGCCTGAACACCTTCTGAGCGGCGATCTGACGAACGCCAACTATTCGTCGCTGCGCGCCGGGTTGCTGCCCTTCCGGCAACGGGTCGAACAAGCTCAATACCATTGCATCATTCCGCAACTGCTGAATCCTGTCTGGCGCGAAGTCATTGGCTGGGCTGCTGTCGCTGGCGATTTGCCCGGCTATGAGGATGACCCGCGCCGCTTCCTGACGGTCGAATGGCTGCCGCCGAAGCCGCTGCAAGTGGACCCTTTGAAAGACGTGCAGGCCACCGTCGCCGAGATCGAAGCCGGGTTGACCAGTCGCAAGAAGGCCGTGGCCGAACGCGGGTGGAGTCTCGCCGATCTGGACGCCGAGATTGCCGCCGACACGTTCAAGCGGAAAGGCGCATCCGATGAATGAACGCGCGATCCGCAAGAAGCTGCAACGCCTGCGCGCGTCCGATGAACGCCACACGGGCCGCACCCTGACCGTGCGGGCTGACCGGGCCAGCATGTTCCGTAACCCCGAGACAGGCCGAGCCGAAGGGCCGGAGTCGCCCTTCGCCCGTGCTGTCTTGAAACGAGAGAAAGAGGCCAGAGCATGGAAAACCTGATCCGCGCCGCGACGCTTTCCCCCGAGACGCTGGACGCCGAACGGGGCACCATTGATGCGACGATAAGCACTTTCGCCCCTGTCCAGCGCCGGGGCTATGTCGAACGGCTGGACCCCGCCGGGCTGGACCAGTCCGGGCTTGTCGGCGCGCCTGTTCTCGACGGCCACCGGCAGGGCAGCGCCCGCGACGTGATCGGCGTTGTGGAGGCGGTGCGCATGGAGGGTGACGCCCTTGTGGCCACCGTCCGCCTGTCCAGTGCCCCCGACGTGTCCAGCACCGTGCAGAAGATCAAGGAAGGCACCGTGCGGGGCGTGAGCATCGGCTACGCCGTCACCCGCTGGGCCGAGTCCGTCATCCCGAAACCCGCCAGCGCGTCAGGACGGCGACCGTGTGGCGCATCCGCGAAGTTTCCGCCGTCGCCGTCCCCGCCGACCCGGCCGCCACCTTCAGGAGACAAACCATGGAACAAGAAACCCTCGAAACCGAAACCCGCGCCGCGCTGATCGCGCGTGTTCGCGCTGCCCACAACCTGCCCGAAGATTGGCAAACTCGCATGGCCGCCGCTGGCGACGAACTGACGGATGACGAAATCCGGCAGGATGCCCGCGAAACGGCGTTGACGGCCCGTCAGACCCGCACCAGCCCGACCATCCGCACGGCTGCCCCGGCAAACGATGACCCCAGCGTGATCCGCACGCGGCAGGCCGAGGCCCTTGCCGCGCGCATGGGCGGTGAGGCCCCGTCCGACGCTGCCCGGCCCTACATGATGCTGGGCCTGCACGATCTGGCGCGCGATTGCCTGACCCGTTCGGGCGTGCCTGTGAACACGCTGGGCACAGAAGAAATGCTGACGCGGGCGATGCACGGCACCACCGACTTCCCGGCGCTGCTGACCGAGTCGGGCAACCGGGTGCTGGCCGGGGCCTACCGGAGCGCCGAAAGCCCGCTCAAGACCATCGCCCGCCAGCGCACGGCCACCGACTTCCGGCCCCTTTCGGTTCTCAAGCTGGGCGAGTTCAGCGGCCTCAAGAAGGTGTCGGAACACGGCGAGATCACGGCCCAGACTGTCGGCGAAGCCAAGGAAGGCTATGCGCTGGAAACCTTCGGCGGCACCTTCGCCCTGTCGCGGAAGGCGCTGGTAAATGACGATCTGGGGGCCTTCGGACGCTGGTCCGAAATGATGGGCCGCGCCGCCGCCGAGACTGAGGCCGCGCAACTGCTGGCCCTGTTGACGCAGGCCAGCGGGGCCGGGCCGATCATGGGCGAGGATGGCAAGCGCCTGTTCCATGCCGACCATGGGAACCTTGCCCCGACCGGGGCAGCGCCCGACGAAACGACCCTGACGGCGGCCCGCAAGGCGCTGCGCACCATGAAGGGCCTCGACGGCAAGACGCCGATCAGCGCCACGCCCCGTTACATCTTGTGCGGGCCGGAACTGGAAACGGCAGTCGAGAAGCTGCTGGCCAGCATCTACGCCACCGAAACCCAGCATGTGAACCCGCACGCGGGCAAGTTGTCGCTGCTGGTGGAACCGCGCCTTACCGGCAACGCGTGGTATGTCTTCGCAGACCCGGCGGTGATGCCTGTGATCGAATACGCCTATCTCGGTTCGGCCCCCGGCCCGCAACTGGCATCGCGCGACGGTTGGGAAGTTCTGGGCCGTGAGTTCCGAGTCGTTCTCGACTTCGGCGCGGGTGCCACTGACTGGCGCGGCGCGTATCGAAACGCAGGCGAGTAACCGCCATGGCGACGCTGGCCGAATTGATCGAAATGCGGGCTGCCCTGTTCAAGGCCCGCATGAACGGCGCGAGGGAAGTGCGCGATCAGAACGGCGAAACCGTCGTTTTCAAAAGTGACGGCGAGATGGCAAGCGCCCTTGCCGCGCTCGACTCGGAAATCGCCGCCGCCCAGCGTCGCCCCTCGAACACAATCCGATTCCGAACCTCGAAAGGACTCTGAAATGCGCAACTACATTCAACCCGGCAACAGCCTCACCGTGCCCAGCCCCGGCGACGTGCAGGGGGGCGAGATCGTCACCATGGGCGAACTGGTCGGCGTGGCCGCCGGGGACGCCGCCACCGGGGCCGACCTTGATCTGGTCCTTGTCGGCGTATTCGATCTGCCCAAGGTCGGCACCGACGCAATCACCATCGGCGCGCCGGTCTATCTCGACGCAGGCCTTGTGACGACCGATGACGCCGCCGGGGCCAATCCCCTTGTCGGCCATGCCGTCACCGCCGCGCCGCGCGCAGGTGAAGGTGGCTGCGCTGGTGGTGGCCGATCCCGTCTATGCGCCGATCTTCGCCCGACTGGAAGCCGAGATCGCCGACATGGAAGCGATGCAGTCAGGCGACGTGATCGCCCGCGCGCGTGCCGTGGCCCGTCAGATGGCGACCGCCTGAATCACCCTCAACAGGTGGTCCAG